TATGTCTTTCGACACCTTTACCATTTAGTCGTCCTAGCTTGTATAGTTTCCTATAACATCTAATAACGAATTTGGCGTTTTCTTGTTCTTGATTAATCATTTAATAATTACCTTTCTATACTTTTTGACTAATTTGTCTAGCTCGTCTATTTCTTCTTGTGTAGGACATACACTACAACCATACATATATAAATCAACGACGCTATCGAGTCTAGCATTCTTGTTTATAATATAACCTATAATAAATCTTTTGTCGTATTTTTTCATCTGTCGCTACTAACTAACCTGTCTGTTTACTCTACCCTGACGATATTGTTTCTTAAGAGTTTTAAGTGCGTCTGATATTTCACTACCACGCAACGCAATGCGTCTGTCTCTTATCTCATAAGTGTCCATAAAGTTAGATTCTACTCGTAAGAATGTATTGTCCTTATGAAACTTCTTGGCATACATTTCTATAACGGCTAGAGTCTGTCCAAATGTAAGGTCTGGGTAAGCGTCTGTGTGTCCGTTTTTCTCATATGTTTTAGGTACATCAATTAAGTCAATCGTCAAGTCTATCTTGTTATGATTGCTATGAATGACATAAAATACAATACCATCGTTTGGTACCTCGACCTCAATCTCACGAGTCCACAATTGGTTGCAAGTCTGACATCTGTCGGTATGTTGTCTTTTTTCTGTTTTCATTTTATCTTTTCCCTTCTGACAAACCCGCCGAAATCGTCGTGAATGTCTTTATTTTTAGATATACTTTCATGCCCTTAAATTAGCATATTTGAGCCGATTTACCTATAACTATTTTGACTCAGGTTAATTATTTTGTCGGGGGTATAGAGCTAGACTTGCAGAGTCTAGCTCTGACTTCGAGTCGGGCTGAGCCGTGTTGATAAAATCATAAAAATTGTTGAAAAATAATAGTTCTTTTTGTTTGGAATATTGCCCAGAATTTTATACATTCTTTTATGTCGAAAAATACAATAGACAAAGGTATGGAGGCGAAATTTATCGCAAAAGGTTTCTCTCCTGAAGAACTCTTAGCTATGGGGCTAAAGATTTCTGAAGCTAGTACCACAGAAGGGCGTGTTGTTGCGAATGCGTCGGAGGTTTTGCGAATCGCAAATGACAATCTTGAAAAAGATAAGAACAACAAAGAAGCGTTAGAAACTAAAAATGATATGAAAGCGCTTCTAGCTCAATTCGATGAAAAAGAAATCGAAAAAAATGATAATCAAATAAATCCTACTCTTGTTAATTCCATTCTCGGGAAATATTCTGACAAGTTTCAAGATAAAGCAGTTAAAAAAGTTGAAGGCAAAAAATGGAATGTTCGAACTTTGCCTCGATATAGCGCCAAGTTTGAGAATATTGATTTAGAAGTTCTCGGACCGGTTGCAGATTCTGATAAAACAGAATAGAAAGGTAAATCATAAACTCCCCTCGGCTTAGGAAGTCGGGGGGACTCTAAGCCCGAATACTAGCTATTCGGGCTTTATTTTTTCAATCGTCAAGTTTTTCCAGGGGGTTAGAGCTGGACTGAGGGACGAGAGTCCAGCTCTAATACTTAACAGGTTGGACAGCTTGGTCGAGCTGCCGCGCTCGCCTATAGATAGTAGACAAAAAAATACCCCAGGGTTGTTAGCCCCAGGGTATCTATTGTTATTTGCGGTCAAAGTAAACACTTATTGCTATTGGTCCAATCACCGCTATAAACACTACTAAGTTAATCATTATATGTTCAAAACTACCATATTCCATTTTATTTCCTTTCATTGTGGCAGGGGCATCATAGCCCCCGCCGTTATTATTAAGAGTTAAAATACCTCTTCTTCTGTACCCATGGCCTCATGAATCTCTTCTTTTTCTGCATCGCTAAAACCACATGCATATAAGAAGGCATTCATATCAAAGCGTGGGTTGATTTCCTGGAAGACTGGAATCAATAACGCAACTATGGAAGTAGCGGAGCCAATCATACGCAATGGCTTTGCTCTACCAGTTCCACGTTCGCCTTCTTCAGAGAAGGGAGTGAAACAGTGAGCTATTGCTTCGAAGTCTTTCTTCGTCATACTCATAACATGTCCTTTCTTTATGTGTTTGATTAATATCATACCACAACTTACATAGTATAAATGTAAATGTCAAGAAAAAAAAAGAAATAAATTAAAAAAAATATAAAAAGATGCGCACTGTGCGCACTGTTAGCACAATTATTACAATAATAAACCAAAAACCAAATTTTCAACCAAATTTATAAAACCCAATGACAGAAAAGACCCGACCCGTTTATGGAAACAAAAGCCACGCACAAAATCCTGCGATTTTTTCAACAAAGGTTGGAATTTCGGGATAAAACTGGTGAGGTGGTAAAATTCGACGACTAGAATAATTTTGGAAAAAATTTTTCGATTGGACCCTCTCTAGAACACCGAGTATTATGTAGGAAATAGATTTAATATTCTATGTTATTCAAGAGCAACGAGCATTAGTGTTTTTTTTCGTCCTTCGGACTGTTAAAGTTACCCTGTTTGTCTTACTTGAGTCAAGTTATTTTGTATTTATATCGATTTATAGAGCATTAGAATCTAGAACATTGAGACGTCGTGCGATTTTTTTTAAAAAATATTTGACTTGTGTAGGAATATTTAATTAATTTGCATACACAATTAACGATATGGGAGTATTATGAGTAAAAAAACAGTAAAAAAAGCACTAGAAATAAATATTGGTGGACATGACTATAAAATAATAGAATTACCGCTAGAACATGAAGATAAAAGCAAAGAATTATATGGTAGACATATGGTAAAAGAAAATATCATACTAATTAATGAAGATATTCATAAATCTAGAAAAGAAGAAACATTAATACATGAAATATTACATGCTATATTCTTTAATTATGGTCTAAATCACGATGAAAGAGTAATAGATGCTATATCAAACGGATTATTTCAACTAGGAATAGGAGAGTTCTTATGGAAGACATCAAAAAAGCAATCTTAAAAGCAAAAGAACAAGGTAATACTGCATTAGTGCAACGATTACAGCAAGAACTAGATGAATTAGAAAAAATACGTCAAAACCTTAACTGGGATAAGTTAATACGTGAATTAGAAGATGTAAAAGACAAGGAGGATTTTCCATATGAATGCGAAAGCAAAAAAGACTAATAGTTCAGTAGAATTCATAAAAGAAGTATATCCTCAAACTGAACAAGAATTTCAAATTCTTTTAAATAAAATGTATAGAACATTCTGTGAAAAGCAATTTGATTATGGTCCTGGCAATATAGCTTTAGGTACCATGTTGAAAAACGAAAAAGAAGTCAATCAGTCCTTATTTGGTATAATTGTAAGGATGAATGATAAGATAAACAGACTAATCAATTTGTCAACAAATCACAATATGAAAGCAAAGAATGAACCAATAGACGATGCTTTTGTAGATATTGCAGTATATGCAGTGATGGCAATGATAGTCAAACAAAACAAATGGGGTAAATAATGCCTGGAGTAAAATGGACAGAAGATGAAATCAGAATTATAGACCAGTATGAACGTACTGCTAAGTCTGCATTCGTTCTGTATCAAGAAATACGTATTGCTGGATATAATAGAACATATAAAGCAGTATCTCGTAAAATAGAATCATTAGGATTAAGAAAACCTACCAGATATACAACTGGACATGAGATGACTATCGGATACCTAGATATTGAATCTACTGGATTTAGTGCTAATATCGATGTTATGTTGTCTTGGTGTATTAAAGGTAGAGGTGACAAAAACGTTGCTGGAGCTAAAATTACAAAAGAAGAGCTAATGTCAGATAAACAAGATGCTCGCATTGTAGAGCTTTTAGTAGAAGAAATGAACAAATATGATGTAATATTTACATATTACGGTACTCGTTTTGATATTCCTTTTATCAGAACACGTGCATTGTATCATAAAACATTCTTCCCACTATACAAGCAAAAGTCACACAAAGACCTGTATTATGTAGTAAAATCTAAATTAAAGCTACATCGTTCGTCATTAATGGCAGCTACAGAGTTTTTTGGTATTGCTGGTAAAACAAGAGTAAAGCCAGAAATGTGGCAAAAAGCTAGATGGGGCGATGAAAAAGCAATGAAATACGTTTACGACCATAATGTAGCAGATGTAGTCATACTAGAGAAGCTGCATCGTAAACTAGAAGAATATGCACCACCAATGGTAAGACCATTATAACTAGGAGGAAACATGGCTAAGAAAGAAGAAAAGCTAACAATAATGAATAATGATAAGGAAATCGAGTTCTTATACTCTGATTTAACAGAAGAGGCACAAGCTCAGTACAACAGAGCTAATGAATTAGCTGGTCAATTGATGAGATTAGACCAACAAGCCAATGAACTAAGATTCCTTGCTAACAACTATATTCGATTTGTTATCGACGAACTTGAGAAAGACGTTGACGATAAAGAGGAAAAATAGTTAAATTATGAGAGAACGTATTGTAAAGGGAATTACCCATTACTTGTATGATGACGTTGATGAGTTTAGAAAGTATCATGAAAGTGTTTCTTTAGTAACTGATTGGCGTCATTCAAACAAAGGTGATTGGGTTCTTGCTGATGATGGTCAAGTATGTCAAGTTCTACATCTTGGTGTTTTAAAAAAACCCGATAGGAAAAAAGAAACTACTTTTATTAGAACTATTATAGGTTCTTTTGTTTGCAGTCCTAAAGTTAGAATGGAAGGAGACATGAAGACTAACATGCATACGTTCTCTACAAAAGGTGAATCTTCATCTGTTAGAAAGAAAAATAGAAAACATGTAACTGATAAAGAGTTTTTGTTTGGTAAGTACGTAGCAAAAGGAGATGACGTAGTAGAAGCTTATATGAAAGCTTTTCCTAGCAACAACGAGAACTATGCTAAGTCACAATCAAAATTACTTTTAAAAACCGACAGGGTAAAAAAATTGATTAGAGAAGAAATAGATAAACACTTGAATGATGCTGAGATTACTCCTCAATATCTATTAGAAGAAATGAGAAATATTATAGATAAAGGAGGTTCTTCAGATAGAGATAAAATCACTGCAATAACAACGTTAATGAAGATATCTGGAATGATGGACACAGAAAAGACAACAGAATCTTTAACATTATTTCAAGGTTTTACACAGGAGCAACTAAATGCAATTCAAGGGTCTAGACACAAAAAATTGGCAGAAGTTAAAAAAGATAACGAAAAGTAAACGTTGTAATATATGCTATTACAGGTTAAGTAAAACTGGAATTTTCTTATATAATAAAGAAAAGGAAGATACCACACATATAAAATGTTTTAATTGTTTAACGGTATACAATTCGTCTTTTGGTATTACAGACTTAGGTATACCTAGAGAGGTAGGTCATTCATGAGATTAGCAGTTTATGGTACATTAAGAAGAGGATTTGAAGATACTGGAAAGGTAGAAGGGTTTAGTTTGGTATTTCCAGGAACACAGTCTTTCCCCGCTCTTATAAAAAATAAAAAAGGAAGTGGAGCTGTTGTTGAGTTATTAGATGTAACTGAAGAAGAACTAAATATGTATGATATGTATGAATCAACAAAAGATGGTTTATACATAAGGACTACGGCTAACGTTATCCTGGATAAAACAAAAGAAAAAGAAAAATGCTGGATATACGTAGCTGGACCTTTATTATGGCAAAGCTCTAGCACGTTTACAGAAGTACCTGATGGTGATTGGCTTTCACCTAAGACATTAGTAATGATGGATAGAGTATATGAAAAAGAATACCAAGAAGCCAGATAATTTTAATATTATACCTCCAGACTTGTCAGCTAAAGAAAAAGCTTTAGAGTTGGCAAGAAAAGATATTGTAACTTTTGGTCAAATGTTTTTA